ATTGATTCAGCTACTACGCTAATTTCTAAATTTGATTTCTTAGCTGCACGGTCTATAAGCACACTTAAACAACCATAAGTTTTAGAAGCACTTGTACCACCTTGTATAATCTTAATTCGTTTTTTTAACGCTAAGATTTTATTGATCGCAGTCGTTCTCTTTAACATCAGGAAATAAAGGTTGTTCTATGTTAGTTTGTTCTATCTGCTCTTTTAGTGCGTTTAGACGTTGTGTTATGCTTGGGTTATACTGACCTACCATACCGCCTGTAATTTGGTCTTCTCGGATTTCCTTGCGTATGCGTGAACAGACAGTATAAAATTCTTTGTATTCTTCTTTTTTATCGAAGTAGTTGCTTATTGTTAAGTCATACTTTTCCCAACAGAATATCTCGAAACCTTCCATAGTAAGAGGCACTTCTAGTGGTTCTCCTACCATATCACCGCTTCTTTGGTTTAAGTGGTATTTTATTCTAGGATTCGTCTTTCTGTGGACTTTGTAAGCTTTGAACATATCATACATTTGTTCTGTGCTTTCTATCTTTCTTGGTCTACCCCTTTTTGTCATCTTCGTATGTTTTATAGACTTTGTGCATATTCGTGTTTAATTCTCGCATACAACTACCGCAGTTTGTTCGTCTTTTGTTTGCAGTAAATACTCTATTATAAATTTTTAAAAATTCATCCTGTTCACTTGGTTTCATTATCTTTCGTTCTATTGCGTACCAATCTGTAAGCCATTTGTATTCGTCTTCTTGTAGGCATAAAGGTTTTTTATATCTAAACAAGTTGTTTAAGTATTGCTTACGTTCTTCACACCCACAGTCATCACCTGCTAACCACTTGACCGCTTTTTTTATTCCTGTGGCTTCTGTTATTTTTTCTATTGTGTCTCCTAGACCTTCTGACTTCTTTTTAGTCGTTCGTTTTTTTGTTGTCTTTTTTTTCATCTGATTTATTTATTAATAATCGTAGTTGCATAATTTCGTCTATAACCTTTTCGTCTTCATAGACGTTACCACTAAACTTATCTTCAAGTCTTTTAATTTCTGCTTTTATGTCTTTTATTCGCATAAGTGTTCGTAGTCTTCGTTTACATAATCTTCGTAGTCTTCACCTACATTTATTCGTATTTCGTTCTTACAATACTTCAACGTCTGAAATATACTGCTTGTGCTTATTCGTGTTTCTTCAGAAAGTTTTCTTATTGACTTACCACTTTCACGATACAGGTTAAACAACATTTGATCATACCAATGCCAAGTCTCTACTTCGCTATCTATCTTATGAATCAAAGAAGTAAAAGCTTCTGTTTCTTCTATGTAGTCATATTCTACGCCTAAGTTGTACACTTCTTCTATATTAACTTTGTTTAGCTTGTTTTGTTGTTTACGGTAGTCATACACTAAATTGTAAAGTACGCACCTTATGTAGTATTTGTTTACTGTTCCGTCTTCCTGTAGTATGCGTTCCGGTGTACAATACTTACTAATCTTTATGTACATTTCTTGTACTATGTCTTCTGCTAAGTCATCAACACCTAAACTTTTTACAATTCGCAAATAGTCTTCGTGGTGTTGTGCAACTTTACTAAGCCATTTCATTGATTAGTATTTAAACAAATGTAGTGATTATTTTTTAGTAGTGTAAAG